CAAATAATCACAGAGGGGTTTCATCCCCTCTTTTTTTGTGTTATAATGTGGTGAAACAACACAGTATTATGGAGAAAGATCGACTAAAACTTATTGTCAGGAATCTTGAATTGCTTGTTGACTCATTGAAGGCAGAGGTATATTCAGATCCGAATGCCTATGTGGATAAGAGGGAGAATTTTGATGACCCTCCACAATATTATGGTGACTACGACGAAGTATTTAATGATGACGATGGATACCCGGACTAAAAAAGCAAAAGAACTTGTAAAGTTGCTTGAACGTCTAATCAAGCAAGATCACCTCTATGATCGAGAGAATATCAAAGAGATGAAATCCCAATTACGTGCAGTAAAACAGCAGATTGCTGATATTGAAAAAGAAAATTCTAAAGGATTTGGTAAATGAGTGTAAAACTGGTAAGTGTAACTCCTGATGCGGAGCAGACAATGGCATACGTTGCCCGTGTGTCAAACCCCAATAATCAAGAAAACCCCAATTATGCAAAATTGTTGGGTTATTGCATCAAACACAATCACTGGTCTGTGTTTGAACAAGCATTCATGACTCTTGAGATTGAGACTACGAGAGGTCTGGCAGCTCAAGTGCTGCGCCACCGTTCGTTTACATATCAAGAATTTTCACAACGGTATGCTGATTCTTCCCTACTCTCACAGACGATCCCCCTTCCGGAACTTCGGTCACAAGACACCAAAAATCGTCAAAATAGTATTGATGATGTTGACCCTTTTAAGAAGCAGAAATATGAGATGAAGATGCAGCAACTCTTTACTAGATCTATGGATTTGTACCGAGAAATGCTGGATGATGGGATCGCAAAGGAATGTGCTCGATTTGTGCTTCCTCTTGCCACTCCGACCCGGATGTATATGTCAGGGTCTGTTCGTTCGTGGATCCACTACATCACTCTGAGGTCTGCTAACGGCACTCAGAAAGAGCACATGGACATCGCAGAGGCATGTAAGAAGATCTTTGTGGAGCAGTTTCCTACATGTGCCGCAGCCCTGGAATGGGTCTAAATATTTCATCTTGAGATTATAACAATGGCAACATACCCTGTAGTACATAAAGAGACGGGAGAGCAGAAAGAAGTGAGCATGAGTATTCATGATTGGAATAAATGGTTAGAAGACAATCCTGATTGGCATCGGGATTGGTCTGATCCATCTACTGCTCCGATGGCAACAGATGTTGGTGAGTGGAGAGACAAACTTGTCAACAAACATCCAGGATGGAATGAAGTCCTCGATAAAGCATCGAAAGCACCAAAAGCAACTGTTAAGAAGATTTAAGTATGGCAAGAAGAAAAAGAGCATCTGCAAAGGATGATCAACCAATTGGAGTTGGTCTGACTACGAAGCAGATGAAAAGAAAGAAACCACTAAGTTCTAATTACTTGGTGGACATTGATCCACTTAATGATAATCAAAAGAGATTATTTGATGCATATGCGGAACAAAAACATATTGTTGCGTATGGTTGTGCTGGAACGGGTAAAACCTTCATCACGTTATTCAACGCACTGAAAGATGTGCTGAATGAATATACACCATATGAACGCATCTATCTTGTTCGTTCTCTTGTAGCAACCAGAGAGATTGGTTTCTTACCTGGTTCTCATGAAGACAAGGCAGACATCTACCAGATTCCTTATAAGAATATGGTGAAGTATATGTTCCAGATGCCGAGTGATGCTGACTTTGAGATGCTATACGGCAATCTTAAGGCACAGGAGACAATTAAGTTCTGGTCCACTTCTTTCCTTCGTGGAACCACACTTGATAATTCTATTGTGATTGTTGATGAGTTTCAGAACCTCAACTTCCACGAACTTGACAGTATTATCACTCGTGTTGGTGAAAATACACGTATTTGCTTCTGTGGTGATGCACGTCAGTCTGATCTAAACAAGGCAAATGAAAGAAATGGTATCGTAGACTTTATGAACGTCTTGCGTAAAATGCCATCTTTTGATATAATCGAATTTGGGATTGATGATATTGTTCGTTCCGGTCTTGTCAAAGAATATCTCACTGCAAAAATGGAATCAGGTTTTTAATGTTTAATCATGTTGATATTAATCTCCCTCAACTTGAGAGGGAGACTATTGATGGGGTGAGATATTACTCTGTCCCCGATGAAGAAGAACTTCTCCGACTGGTCTCCATTACTTCGGTGACCAGTCATTTTAATAAGGAAATCTTTGTTAAATGGAGAAAGAAAGTTGGTAATGAAGAGGCAGATCGTATCACAAAACGTGCTACAAGTCGTGGCACGGATATGCACACTCTGACTGAGCACTTTCTAAAGAACGAAGATCTTCCAAAGGTTCAACCTATTTCTGACTTCTTGTTTAAGATCTCTAAACATAAGTTAAAGAATATAAATAATATTCATGCCCTGGAAGGTTCCCTATATAGTAAACAGTTAGGGATTGCGGGCACTGTCGATTGTATTGCAGAATACGAGGGTGAGTTAGCAATAATTGACTTTAAGACATCAGCAAAACCAAAACCACGAGAGTGGATCGATCACTATTTTGTACAGTGCATGGCATATGGTTGTATGCTGTACGAACTGACAGGAATTTCTGTCAAAAAACTTGTAATTATCATGGCATGTGAAAATGGAGAATGCGTCGTCTATGAAGAGCGAGACAAATCAAAGTACATCAAACTTCTTACCGAATACATTAGAAAGTTTGTTAGAGATAAACTGGAACTCTATGGAACCAAATAAAGAACTAGAGCAGGCAATTCAAAGTAAATTTTTGACACCTTCTAAGTTTGCACTTGAAATTGAGAAGATTGTTGCCGAGGAAAAAATCAATTACATTGATGCTATCGTACACTATTGCGAAGTCAATGAACTTGAGGTAGAATCGGTGACTAAACTTGTATCCAAACCACTGAAAGAAAAACTGAAGTGGGATGCTACGAGACTTAATTTTATGAAACGAACTTCGAGAGCAAAATTGCCTTTATGAAAGTGACTCCATTTGATACCTACCAACATTATTTGTCACTCAAAAATCATTTCACAAATCCAAAATACGACTTCTTCAAGTATGGTGCGAAGACCCGTGCCAGTATGGCATCCTTCAATAAAAGGAAGGACAAATACTGGTTCGAAAAAACTTCCCGCAAATACTCTGATGATGAGGTCGTAGATTTTCTTGTATCCAATTTCACTGCCGCAGATAACCCACAAAACCTATGGATTGGAGAAATTATCAATTCTGGCGAAAGGACTTACGCCGATTGGAAAAAGAGAAAACAGAGTTCGACTTACTTGTTCAAAGAACAAAGCAACGAATTACTCTCGAACAACGAATTAGAGAGTCTATTCGATTGTTCGAAAGGGCACCCAATCCTATTAAAAAAATTCCTTGGTGGAAACGTAAGTCTTGAGACGATGGTCATCTATGATAGAATCTTCTCGTTTAGGAAAAAGTTTGATAAGAAACTGACTGATCCCGTGTGGGAAACCGTCAGTTTGAAAATTCAAAAGTATAATCCCTTCCTAAATATTGACGTATTCAAGTTTAAAAAAATCTTACGGGACCTTTTAGATGAGTGAGTTTTTCAAGTCTGATATCATTCAAGAAGAATTGAATGAAATTAATAGAATGCAAGAAAAAATCTATGGAAGTCTTTTGACTTTCGGTTCAATGTCCCGTGAAGAAAAAATTGAACACGTTGATTTGCTGACAGACTTGCTGGAAAAGCAGCGAGTGATGTATACTAGACTCTCTCTTTCAGATGACCCACAAGCGGTCGAAATGAAAGAGAACCTTCGCAAATCAGTCGCAATGATGGGATTCCCACCAGAGACTGATATGCAATTCTTATTCAATAGTATGAGTGCTACAATCAAATCTCTCAAGGATTACATTGACACTTGAGACGACCACTGTTATACTATCCGAGTAAATCCAACAAATCCAACTAATCCGAGGAAATCCAAATGTCTTTTGCTGATCTTAAGAAGCAATCTAAACTGGGCTCCCTGACCCAAAAACTGGTCAAGGAAGTCGAAAAGATGAACAATGCAGGTAGTACAGGCGATGATCGTCTGTGGAAACTGGAAGTAGATAAAGGTGGTAACGGTTATGCCGTTATTCGTTTCCTGCCTGCTCCCAACGGTGAAGATCTGCCGTTCGTTAAACTGTACTCCCATGCCTTCCAGGGTCCTGGTGGATGGTACATTGAAAACTCTCTGACCACTCTGGGTCAGAAGGATCCTGTGTCTGAATACAACACGATGCTGTGGAACAATGGCACCGATGCTGGTAAGGATGCCGCACGTAAGCAGAAACGCAAACTGACTTACATTGCTAACATCTATGTTGTCAAAGACCCTGCTAACCCTGCCAACGAAGGTAAGGTGATGCTGTACAAGTTCGGTAAGAAGATCTTTGATAAGATCACTGCCGCAATGCAACCCGAGTTTGAAGATGAGGAAGCAATCGATCCGTTCGATTTCTGGCAAGGTGCCAACTTCAAACTGAAGGCAAAGAACGTTGCCGGTTATCGTAACTACGACTCTTCTGAGTTCGCACGTCAGGATACACTGCTTGAAGATGATGATGCAATGGAAGCAATCTGGAAGAAGGAATACTCTCTCGAAGAGTTTGTTGCTGC